CGTCCATTCAATCATCGCGGCCCGTCCGGTCGGAAACATTACCTTAAAGCTCCCCGCACATCCTCGCGCCCGCTCTAATCGGCCATCTTTGTAAACGCCAATCGTCGCAGTTTTAACGCCGTTCGTACCAGGGGCCGAAGCGACGGGGGCGAATGTCGAACCCGTTTTAACCCAACCGCAAGCGGGAAAGAAAACATCCGCCCAACCGGGAACCCCTCCGGCTCCGTCTCCGGTTAATTCGGTTTTGAATGTAATCGACGCCCCGTAACCTTCGGGGGTCGCTTCCAGGTTCCCGAATCCGCCTTGTTGCGTTCGGGGCGTCATCGCAATATTTGGGGTAATTTCGGCGTCGAAAACATTATAAGCCGCGTCGTTTGCGTCTAAGGTTTCGGCGGTTCCGACCGTTGTTTCAATGGCCGCGGCCAAAACTCGTTTTCGTGTTAATAACATTTCTTTTTATCTCCGATTGTAAGGATTGTTTTCGTCGGTTCTAAAAATTACTTCTAATAAAATGTTTTGAGTCGCGTATCCGTCTAAAACATTTTTTTCCATCCCGGTAATTTTCGAATCTATCGCTTCCCCGCCCCATTGATACCAGGCGGTCGGGGTCGTCATTGTTTTAATTGCTCCCGCTGCGAAGTCGGACAAAACCGAATCCAAGGCTTCGGAACTGGTTTCGGTTTGTCTTGCAATACAAACGATTTGGTAAGGAATCGTAAACGCTTGGGCGGGCGGGTTTCCGTGGCAAGAATAATCTTCGTTTGTGGTCGGGTCTTGTTGAACGATTACGACTTGTTTATTTGCTGGCGAAAAATCGGATAACATTTCGGTTCGTATTACTTGAACCTGGTTATCGAAATCAAACAATCGGTTTCTGATTGCTTCGGTTATCTTTTCAATTACGGGGAAACTCATTTGGCGACCCCTTTATTTTTTGAAATTTTGAATAGCAAAAACTGAATTCTTGCTTCGACTTGTTCGTTTAAGTTTTTCGAAATCTTTGGGGGCATCGACTCATAAAGCCCCGAAGAACCCGCAAACAAAACCGCCGGGGAAACCCCTTTAGGAAATATTAAGGGGTATCGTTTTTTTGTCGCTCTCTTTGCGACTTTTCCGCCATACTTAAAACCGGAAGGAATTCTTTTTCTTCCTTCGCTTCTTAACATTCGATAGGTAACGCCCTTTTTCGTAAACGAAGGCTTAAACAAACTTATCGAAGGTCGGTTTTTCCTGTTAATTTTTACAAAACATTTTAGATTATTTTTATTTGCTCTACTTTTTTTCAATAGGTTTTTCACGTCCCTGGCTTTAATTCCTGAAGCGTAAAGTTTCGAAAGCTCTTGTCGAATCCCTTTTGGTTCTTTAGTCGAAGAAACTACTTTGGTCGCGGTCTTATTCAAAACGGCCGATAATTCCGTTGGTAATTTTTTCCCGATTCCGTCCACAAATTCGGCAAGTTTTGCGAAACCGTCTTTCGTGCCGCTTGCTGTTAAAGCGTCTAATTCCATCCCGCTACCTCAAACGAATAACGCAAGTTCCGCCCGTATCATCTTCCAAAACCGCGACCGACATTCGAACGGGCGGTTTCCCGTTTCTCTTTGAAACCAAAACCGAATCCCCGCCGACATCAATTTCCGTCGACGAAATCCCCGAATCTTCGCAATTATAAACGCTAATTACAATTTCTTCGGTAATCGCATATTCGACCGCTTCAATCGCGGTCGGCGGGTCTCGATTTACAATTGCCGCGACGGTTCTTTGGGTTCCGTCGTACTTGCAATAAGTAACGCACTCCCCGAATTGATTAATCAAAACGGGGAATCCGTTATTCTTAAAAAGTCTATCAAAGATAGTCATTTTTTTAGGTCGTGATATTGCTTAGCAAATGGCCCGCGGCGGGATACAAAACCACTTCGTCCACATCGTGGCGAACTCGGTAAATATCGGAACGAACCGCTTCGTCCCGATATTGTTCAACCGTTCCGCCGATGCTAGAACCGTCGGCCCCCCAATGGAAGGTCCGGCCCAAACATGGTTCGCGGAAATCGGCCCCGGTTGCAATCTTGGCGACCATCGCGTATTCGCCCGACCAGATTTGGGCGGGGCTTGCGGTTTGGCCTTCGGCCGCTGAATTCTTAGAAGAACCGGCGACAATGATATAATCCAGGTCGAAAATTTCGGCCAGGATTTGTTCATTAACCAAGCCCGCGGCGTTCGCTTTACCGGCTCCGCTTGCGGCGATTCGGTCTTTAACCTGGTCAGTATTGCGAATGTTTCGCATTACTTTCTTATTGACAATCAAAGCATTCGCCCAAAGCCCGGAAGCGTCGTAAATGTTTTGAACGGCCGCTTCGACATCCGTAATCGGTGTCGCGTTTGTTAGGTCGTCCCATTCATTCGTTACGCCAGTGGTATAACTCGCGAAGGTCGTCGGATTATAAACCGCGTCCGCTACTCGTTGTTCGGCATTACGCAAAACAGCAGAGTAAGCGCGAAGCGAAGCGATAACTTCAGCGTCGAAGTATTCCGCATACATTTGGGCTTCGCGGTCGTCTACGGGTTCTTCGGCCCCGTGTTCTAGGCAAGTGTAAGTCGCGGGTTCGAAAGTAAAATTCCCGCGGGCGTAACCGCTACCAGGGGCGCGTTTTGTGTCGCGCTGTTGTAGCAATTGGGCCAAAGGAATCTTTCCGAAGTTCCCCGATTGGGAAGCGACTTCGACAACGGGGAAAACACGATGGGAAACAAACCCTTGGGCGTCCATCGCCAAATCGAATTCCATAAAGGATTCGGCAATGTCCGGTCGAAGGGTACTTAATGAACTGGATGGGTTCGGCATTTTATTAACTCCTTAAATTTTGTTTTAGCTGTTAGCAGTAATTCCGCCGACGACAGGCATTACTTCGATAACATCGTTATCCGCGGTAGCGGCTTCTAAAGCGATTCCGACCAGGTAGCTAGTAGCTTGGGCGGTGTCTTGAACTTTGCCGTCGGTTTCGGAATAAACCAAAACGCCCGCGTCCAATGCTTCTTTGGCAATCATTTTGAGGGTTCCGGCTTTGCTAAACAAAGCGACGTTAATTACATCGCCCGAAGCAAATGCTTCGGTCATGCAAACGCCAATACCGCGGTCGGCCAAACCCGCTTGGGTAACCTTCCCGTCGGTGTCCATTTTGACCCGCTCGTAAAGACCAATCGCAGCGTCGGCGGTTGCTGCGTAATATCCGGTGTCGTTAAATTGTGACATTTTCGAAATTCCTTTCTTAGTTGATTTCGGCTAAATAAGCGGCCCGCAAACCAGGGTTTCGACGATTCGCAAAGCGAACCGCGTCGGCTCGGCTTCGACCCTTGTTCAATTCTTTTTCAATCGCGTTTTGCCATTGCTCCGCGGCGGATGCTTTGGGGCGTCCGCTTGCGTTCGCCACTGGGGAATTCCCCGATTTGGCTTTAATAACGATTTGCTTTTCTTCTTCTTCTTCTTCCATTGCTTCCACTTCGTAACCCGCGGAAACTTCTTCTTTTTCTTCTTCCATTGCTGAAAGTTTGGCTTCGGCTTCTTTCAACATAGCTTTAAGCTCTTTATTTTCTTCTTCCAGGGCTTCGGCTAAGTCGGCTTTTTCTTCCATCGCCTTCATTTTTTCGGCTTCGGCTTCTTCTACCGTCGCTTCGGTTTCCAGCATAGCGACGATAAAATCCTTATCGCTGCTAATCGCTTTCAACTCTTGATAGGTCGCGGCGTTTGGTTTTGCCATTTTTTCTATCTCCGTTTTGTTAAGTTTCGCCACCAATCGCGGCGGCATCCTGTTTAATATCGAATCGCTAAAAGCGAACGCTTCCAGCGTTTGTTTTTTCGTGATTTCCGTTACGAAGCCTTCCGCCAATGCTTGGTCGGCATCCAACCAGGTATCGACCGCCAACATTGCGGAAACATCTTCGGGGGTTTTCCCGGTTGCTTCGATAAATGCTTTTTTCATCGCAGCGTCGGCGGTCTTTAACATTTCCACGGTTTGTTCGTGTTGGCTTACGTTGCCGAAGGTTTCCGACCTGGCCCCGTGGACCATTAACATTCCGTTTTCGGAAATCTGGCGTTTGTCTCCGGCCATCGCGATATAAGCGGCGATTGAAAACGCCCCGCCGTCTATTACTGTGGTAACTTCGTGGGGATGTTCTTTTAGAATGTTGTAAATCGCCAAGCCTTCGCGAACGCTTCCGCCGTCGCTATTGATTCGAACCGTAACCGGGCCATCGGGTAACCGTTCCCGCAAACCTTCCGCAATTCCAGTTTCCACGTCCCCATAAATTTCGATTTGTTCCATTTGCTTCGCCTCTAATTCGGCTTTTGGTTTGTCTATTCTTTTCGATGTTTCGATGGCCCAATTAATCCCGGTATCCCCGCCCCATCCCAACCAAGCGACATAACCTTTATCTTTCCAGGGCGTCGATTTGAATTCAGGATTTACCGCGGCGTTTTTGCGGTGTCGATTGAACGAAGCCATTCGTTTAACAATGTCGGCCGAAACGGGTTCCCCGCTTGCCAATTGCCTGGCCCGAACCCAACCGGTTCGCGTCATTCCTTTAACTTCGTCCCCATGTTCTTCCCGCCATCGTAAAACCTTTTTGGCGTTTCCCGCGGCTCCGCTTGGGGGCTGATACTTATCGGCCATCTTCGCCCCCGTTCAATTCCGGTTGTGGTTCTTCGGCGGGCGGTTCAATTTGCATCGAAGCGGAAACCCCTTCGGGGCTTGGCAATGGCAACAAATCCCGCCAGTGGACGGGCTGCCCGTCTTTATAAGTTTCGTTTAGCTTAATGGCTTGGGCTTTGGCCCTGGCGATTGCTCCCGCGTAATCGTCGATCGCTTCCGCGTAAACTTCATCCCATTGGCGACCGTTGTTAGATTGAACCCGACGCGGCGAATTCAGGCATCCGCGTAACTGTTTAAGGTCGCCTTCGGCGTCTTTTACGGGTTCAATGTAAGGCCAATATTGCGGGTTCCATCGGTGCTTAAAGAATCTTTCGCCGATTCGACCGTAGAGATTCGCCAAAGCGTTATCTTCGGCCAACATTTGGTGAAGTTTCCAAACGTAAACCGGCGAATGAAATCGTTTAATTAGGTTTTCTTGATTCCGCTTAAAACCTTTTCGGGCTTCGTCTACCGCCCCGCGCCATCCGCTGAAATTGGTTTCGCTTCCGTCCATTAGAACCAAGCAAAGCGGCAAACCGAGATTGACGCCGATTAGCTGCAAAATCAATTTGACGTGTTCGAAATATTCGCTATTCGGAACATTCGGTGAAAATCCTTGCAATTCTTCGCCAGGTGCGCCGATAATTTCCATTCCGGGCGTTATTCCTTCAATGGCCCGCGTTCCGGCTCCGGTCGTTTCGCTTTCGCTGTATCCGTAACCCTGAACGCTTGGAAGTCCACCGGCTCCCATCGCTTGTTTACGGAATATCGCAAAGCAAGAAACGATTTGTTGTTGAACCACTTTGGCAAAATTGACATCTTCCAACATTCCCGCCAATTGAAAGACGGGGGCCAATGCTGTAATTCCCCTGGTCATTGTGGTTCGCTTGGGATTGTAAACGTGGAATAATTGGCGAATCCCGTTTTCGTCCCTTACATCCAATGCGGTTTCGGTTGCTCCGAAGCTGGTAGCGCGACCGGTCGCGTAAGGATCCACCAAATCCCGCGTAATGTAATATCTTAGACGCTTTCGAAACTGATTCATTTCGACGCCCAAAACCACATTTTCTTTTTGTCTTGCGGTTCCGATTGTGTGGGCTTCGAAAAACTGTAGATGGCCGTCCACGGTTCCCGTTATCACACAATCGCCGTCGAGTTTGCTGGCCCGCGAAGCTGCCACTTCGTAATCAAGAAACGTCATTTCGCCGGCAATGTCCACCGCGTCGGGGTTGCAAGACCAATCGGCCCAAATCGCTTTAATTGCTTCGTCGGCTTCTTTATCTCCGGTTTGGGGGTCCAGGCTAAAACCCTGCTGAACTTCATTAGAAACCGCCCGGTCGATTGTTTGCCCGATAACCGAATCGTTTCGGTCCATATCGCGGGCTTTTTCAATGTCGTTGTAATATTGCCATTCGACCCGCGTATGATAATCCGCGGTTCCCCCTTGCGGGGCCAATCCGGTTCGGCGACGGACAAATCGCGATTCCCGCGACATATCGTAATCTGCCTGAAGGTTTTCCCAATAGTTTTGTAAACCGGTCTTTTTCTTTTTGGTCATCGTGTAAACCCGTCCATTCCCAGGAATCGAACCCGACCGGAATTAACCGCATTGGCTGAAATGAAATCTTGGGCGCGAACCATCATTGATTCCACTTGGCCCGCGTTTAGGCTCAAACTATTACCTTGGTGGCTTGCGCTATTGGGTCGCAAAATTAGCCACCGCTTGGCCGCTGTAACAAATGCTTTCGCTTTGGTAACGCTGTCGGCTTCTTCGAAGTCGGCGTTATCTAAAAGCGTTTGTTCGATTTGTTCGACGGTGTAGGTCGTATTTTCAGACATAGGATTAAATTTAATTGAAAAACAGTTTCGCAAGAATAATAAAAAAACCGGAAACCCCTTACCGTTTTACGGTTTTGGCTTACTGGTCTAATTGCTCCAAAAGCCATTTAATCGCCTTCGTGTTATTGTTTACCGGCGACCCGTCTTTTAGTTTGCTGTTGGAATCTTCCAAACCCCGCGTGAGTCGCTTAAAAGCTCGGGCGCAATCTCCGGAAAGCCCTTG